GTAGCCGAAAACCGTGTCATCTTCCGACTGAACACCCGTGCAAAAAATCTCCTTCTGATACACAGCCTGTTCACCAATCGAATTCAAAGCCGGCCAATAAAAATCAAACCGAGTCTTCCGCGACCACATACGCTCGAGGCCCTGCTGATAATTCAAATCCGCACGAACCGAGACCATACCAATAATGAGGCAATGCTCAGTAAACGAATGCGTGAAACCATGACCATTCGCAAGAACAGTACCCATAGCAGCCAAGTTACCCTGAGGCGTATCCGTGTAACCGGTATCACCCGGCGTACCCGAAGTCTGAGGCACCGGCGAAATGTTAATCATCGACGAACCACCGCCAAGATACTCCGGACGCTGAAAACGAAAATCCGGCGACGTCACCGAGAAATGCGACTTAATAAGCTCAATGTACCGAGTACCACCACGAGCATCACGCTCGAACATCTTCTGGACCTGAAAAGCTTGCCGAAGCGAATTAATAGTCGCCGCAGTAGCATTAGAAAGGTCCGCCACGAGACCGGGATCAACCCAAGCCAGAGGCCCATCCTGACTGGCATTGGCATTCAAATTAACGCCACTCGTCCCAGACTTAACGGACATCGGCGTAGTACCAATAGCCGAAGGACTCACAAACGTCGGCACCACATTCGTACCATCCGGAATGACCGGCGCAAACGTACCAAGAGGCAGCTCCACACCGGCACCCTTCTGGGGCCACGGCAGACACGACGTAAAGTAATCATGACGCTTCGCGCGACGCTGCAACGTGATAGCACCCGGCGAACCCGGCGCAGGATCAGGACCATCACCCTTGTTAATAACCAACGAGTCCTGAAGGTTCTGATCACGGAACCAAGTATTCCAAATCAGGGCATAGGCACGATGAAACAAAGCCGAATGCGACACTCCCGGAACACCCACAGGCAGACCAAAATAGTCCTCAAGCGAGCCCGAGGTATAGCCAACGCCGACAGGCGAAGTCATCTGGGGAATCGTGAAATCCGTCGAATCACCGGGATTGTCCTGCGCACCGTTAAATTTCTCCCAGTTATCCCAGACCAGACGATAGGGAACCGCAAAGAAAAAACTGTCCAGATACATATTGTCCATGATCGGGACAATAGGAGTAGCAAGACGGCCAAACGCCGTCATGCGAAGATTAAAAGTATCGCCGGGAAGAGCTTCATCCACAAACACCGGCACAAGATAGCCAGCATCCAGCGTGGTCTTATAACCACTTGAGCGATCGAAGGACGACCTCGGAATATTAGCCCGCGGCACCTGCGAAAACTGATGAGTCATAACGGAACGCATTACGCAATCTCCTTTTTCAAAGTCGCAGCAGCTTCAGTAACGAACCGCAGCTCACCAGAGAGAGAGCCACTAGCATCATCAAACACACCAAGACAATAAAGCGCGTAATCCTCCGGAAACTTTCCAATAGTCAACTCCTTGTCCTGAACAGCAGCGGCAAACGCACGCAGCGCCACCTGCTCATGAGAAACAAAAAAAGGCTGCGCATAGGCTCCAACCTTCTTGTCAAACACCGAATAAACGAGATGGTTCAAAGAAACTCCCTTTTGTTAGAACGACGACGGGCCTTGGCAACTTCCTCACGAACCCGCAAACGCTTAGGCATAGAGTCCTCGAAACCCTCTTCGATACCCTCGATCCGCTTCTTACGAACTTCAGCCAAATCGAGACCATCACGCTCCGCCAACTTCTGGTAGTAACGAGGAACCTTCACCTTCGCACCATTAAAAATCACTTCATCCGACGGAAAATAATCACTCGAGAAACGCCGATACCAGCCGGCACCGAGACCAGGCTTACGAGACATCAACGCAAAAGGCGCCTCAAGCTTCCAAACCTCTCCAGTCTCCGGATCAAGCCGGTCATAAAACGCAACACCGGCCTGTTTCTTGTAAACATAACCGGCAGTGTACGCCGCAGAGTCACTTGTCACGCTCCCAAAAATGCACGAACCGTTGGACCATATCTCATCGAGCGTATCTGATCGATATTCGGCGCGATCACCATCGCCCCGCACGCGGACCTTATCCGGAAAATCGATGCCGAATAGCAACGCGTGGTAATGAGGCCGTAACGTGGTATCTCCGTACTCGCCGGCAACGAAATAACGCAGCTTCGCGGGCGCATGCTTTTTCCTCAACTTTTTGAGAAACAACTGCACATCGCGCTTACAAAGCGATCCACCGGGAGGAACGTGATCATCATCGTAGGTCAACGTCACGAAGATCGAGAGCTCATGCAACTTGCTCTCATGCACACACCTTACTGCCCACTCCAAAGCCCGAGAAGAACGGCAGCCAAAACAGCATCCACAAGGAAGCTCAACCTGTCGACTCCCTCGACTTGGGGAGAAGGAGATCGCCCCCTTCTCATCCCCAGATCGTGGTTCCCGAAAGTACGCCGTAAGCGGCCTGTAGCACGGCATGGGCTCACAGCCTGATCCCGCCGCGCTGGACGCCAACCTTGTAGTTAATTTTCGGGGTACGAAGCGCTGCACGAGTGAACGACGACCGAGAACGTCCACGAGACATTTTGGAACGACGCATAGCAACCTCCTAAGAAAAGCAGCGGAACTGCAAAAAAACACCTAAAGATTAAGAACTTAATCATTTGGTGTCAACTAGCATCCCTAGATCAAGTATAGAGGGATGCAAAAGAGCGCAAATAAGTAAAAGCTAATGAACGAAATAGAAGCGCTCTAAGCCCCTCCGGTTTTCCCGGAAGGGGTAGGTACCTGAGCGGGGTTAGAAACCCCGCCAAGGCTCTCCTGTGAAGCCCTAGGGGCATCAATAAGGCCGAGGGACACCGCTTCATCGCGGTTCCTTGAATCGGCCACAAATTCCATAAGAGCGGCAGGGTTATTACCAAACCGCTCACGAACTTTAGACGGCAACTGATCGAACAAGGCTTGCGCCTCATGAACAAGACCTAAGGCCTGTTGATAGTCGAGCGAATCGACATCAGCAAAATACCCCTGCCTCACGGCAGGAGGAATCACACCAGTAGAAAGATAACGACCCATCAGGACATTGATATCCGCCTCGCGAGCGAACTCCTGCTTAGTCATCGAAGGCTGGGTCGTAGACCAACGAACGCGATCGATACGCGAAAGATAGGAGCGCGGCAGAGCCGCGCGTTTAGCACCTGCCGGTGCAGAATGGCAGGGCTCTTGGGTGTGAGACGTAGAAACTTGTTTAGCAGGCATAAAACCTCCGAGTAATTAACGACGACCAAATGGACGAGTAACAGGCGGAGTGTTTCTGCCCATACCACGAGCAGCAGCAGCACCACCAAGAGCACCGCCAACCAGAGCACCAACGGCCTTTTGGATAAGGCCAATGTAATGCTCCATCTCCTTCAAATTAGGATTGTCTTTGTACAACTGAAGCTCAAGACGACCCAACGCCGCATTAACCACATGCAGAGAGGCAGAAGCCTCAGCGGCCTTAGTACCGGCTTGAGTATGCGCAACCTCCGACTTATAACGCTCCTCTCCATACCTCTCACCGAGGTAATTGTCACGCAAAAGCTTCAGCTCCTCCTCACGAATAACACCGATCCGAGCCTCACGCTCTTTACCTTCAATACCTTTAAGCTCAGTATCCGCGCGAAGATTCACGCGACGATCAACCTCAGTCTTAGCCTGTTCACCAATATAACCCGTGGACGCGCGTTCCTTCTCAGTCAGCGCCTCGATCTGATCAAGCATCGCAATCTTCTCGCGAGCCATCAAAGCAGACTGAACAGCACCACCTAAGTCATACCTCTTAGGCTCCAAATGCGGAGTACCGCCCGCAGAACCAGCACCATGCACCTGTGCAGACGGGGCCGCCATAGAAGCGGCACCCGAACCACCATGAGCCGTCAAAATCGGATTAATCCCGGCAGCACGCAAATCGGACACCTGACGCTGATGCGCCGTATTGGCCATCTTCTCCTGCCAATCCCGATTCTCTCGAGCAAACGAAATATTCCGCTCATTCCAATAATTCACATTCTCCCGAGCAGCATCGTTCTGAGCCTGCTGAAACGCCATCGCCTGAAGATTCTGTTTCGACGACGAGGAACGATTCAAAAAACCACCAAGCAACGAGGCGCCACCGGAAATCAAAGCACCGGCGCCGCCGCCGGCCAGAGACCCGAGCGCAGACTGCGCCATTGATCCCCAGACCGA